GGAAGGCAGAGTCCACCAGATCGCGGCCGACAACCTGGTGCGGTTGAAAGACGAGATTTATCGTGTGTGCTACCTCCTGACGCAGGCGGGGAGCGTAAGCTCGAGCGACCCGCGCATGTCGGGGCTGAGCAAGCGAATGGATTTCAGCATCACTCAGGAGGTGCTCCGCGCGTACGGAGACGCGGTCAAGGATGTGATGAAACAGGTGCTGCGGGCAATTGCGGCGGCGCGGCAGGATGCGGTCAGCATCGACGTTTCCGGGCTGGACGAGTTCGACATCGACGATTTCAGCAACGAACTGGACGACGCCAAGAAGCTGCTGGATCTGGGAATCGGCTCGGAGACGCTGCGGAGGCAGGTTTTCAAGAAGCTGGCGTTCAAGTATCTGTGCGATGCGCGCCAGGAAGTCAAAAATCAGGTAGCGGATGAGATCGACCGGATGAAGTATCCGGCATAGGAGCGACATGGAAGAACCCGATGTACAAGCGATCGTCCGAAGCGCGATCCAGGAATTCGTCAATCAGCAGCAGGCGAAGAGCGAGCCGGCCGTCAAGGCGGAGCTTCAGGAAGAGCGCAAGCGGCGTGAACAACTGGAGCGCCGGTTGAACGAGCTGGTGGAGGAGAACACGCGCAGCCGAAAGATGGCGGAAGAGGCGGAGCGGAGCGCAGCGGTGCGCGCCGAACTGCAGCGGCTGGGCGTGGCGAAAATCGACCTGGCGTTCAAAGCCGTGCAAGACGGGATTGTGCGCGCCGAAGACGGGCGCTTAATGGCGCGCGGCGACTCCGGAGAGATGCCGGTCAAGGAATACCTGGCCGCGTTCGTCAACGAGAATCCGGAGTTTCTCCCGGCGCGAATCAGCGGCGGCACCGGAATGACGGGGACATTTAAAGCCCCCGCCGCCCGGGAGTCGATCGATGTGGAAAGAATCCGCCCTGGTATGAGCGCGGAAGAGATGCAACGGGTGCGCGAAGAGATCGTGCGCGTGGCATCACAAACCCTGCGGGGTTATTAAGAAGTCCGCTCCCGACCCCTAAGGGGGGACCCCGGTCGCGGTTCTGTGAACGGTGAAGGGGCGGAGAACCCGGCTTAGCGGCCGGCAAGACCAAGAGCAAGGAGAAGAAGTGGCAGCAATTACCTCAAGTAACGTCGCAAACGCGATTGTGAAGCTGGTGGCGGCGGACGCATTGCCGGTGCTGGTGGGGAACCTCGTCATGGGCAACCTGGTGAATCGCGATTACGAGCCGGTGCTGGCAAACGCCGGAGACACAGTCAACATTCCGATCCCGCCGACCATGGTGGCCAACAATATCCTCGAAGGCGGCGAGGTGCAGACGCAGAATCCGAGTCTGGGGAACGCGCAGATCATCTTGAACACACACGCGGAGGCGACGTTCCAGATTCCGGATGTGACCAAGGTCTTGGCGGTGCCGGACCTGTTGAAGATTTACATGGAGCCGGCCGTGGCCGCGATCGCTCAGAAAGTCGAGAGCGATTTGCTGAACCTCTATGCCGGATTCACGGCTAACGCTCCCGTAGGGACGCCAGGAACGCCGATTACCGAAGGAGTGATCGACGCGGCCGAAACCGCGTTGTTTCTGGCGAAGGTTCCGCCAACGGAACCGAAGTACTTCGTAGTGGACGCGGCGACGTATTCGACGTGGCGGCAGATTCCGCGTTTCAGCGAGTTCCAGACTGCCGGCGATGCCGGGCTGGGAGCCATTGTTTCGGGAACCGTGGGAAAGATCAAAGATTTCTTTGTCTTCCGGTCGCAGTTCGTTCCGAAGACGGGAAGCGGTCCCGTTACAACGCACAATCTGGCATTCAGCAAGAACGCCGTCGGCCTGGTATTGCGGCGCCTGCCGCAACCGCTGCCGGGGACCGGCGCCATTGCCGAATATGCCGAGTTGGGGAATTTTGGCATGCGGGTGGTGATGAGCTACCAACCGAATACGCTCGCCCAGCAGTTCACGGTGGACGTGTTATACGGGTGCGGCGTGCTGCGCAACAACTGCGGAGTACAAGTCAACACCTAATCCAGCGGCGGGAGAGGGGGGCGGAACAACCGCCCCCGTTCTGAAACAAGCAGGAGAGAAACTATGGATCTGAAGCGTTATTACCAGAAGATTCGGCAGGTCGAATCGACCATCGTGGACGCCTTTGCAGTCGTAGTGAGCCTGGAAACGCCGGACGGCGGCAAACCGGGAATGCTGACGGAAGTGGCTCCACGTGTCGCCGCCAAGATGCTAGTGGATGGCGTCGCGAAGCTGGCGAGCGAGGAGGAGGCGCAGCGGCTCCGCGCCGCTCAGGCCGAGGCGCAGCGCACGGCGGAACAGGCCGCGGCGGCCAGCCGAGTTCAGCTCACGGTGCTCCCCACCGAGGAGTTGAGCCGGTTACGAGAAGCCGCGAATCCTTCGAAAGACTGAGGCGGCCCTGATGGCTTTGTTTACAGACGGTCCTGTGTCCAGCATCGAGGATCTGACAGCACAGGATTCACAGCTCTTGGATGTCGCCAGCACGGAAGGCATCGACGTCACTGGGAAGCTCGCCCTGGCGCAGGAAGATGTCGGCGTGGAACTCACGGTTCTGTTGGGCAAGTTAAGTTTTGCCGATCAGGCATTCTGGATGCCAGCGCAGCCAACGCTCGGGGCGGTCGTGGTTACCCCTGCGCTCAAGCGGTGGCACACCTATATGGCATTGGAGCTCGTATATCGAGACGCGTACAACAGCCAACTGAACGATCGCTACGCGGGGAAACGCGATCAATTTCACCAGATGGCGCAAGGGGCCTGCGAGAAGTTGATCCAAACCGGGGTGGGATTAACCTTACATCCGGTGCCGCGGGCTTCCACGCCGCAGGTTATAGCGATTCCCGGGGCTCTGGCAGACGGCACATATTTCGTCAGCATTGCATGGGTGAACGCCTCCGGCGAAGAAGGAGCCGGTTCCGTGCCGGCCGTGGTGACCATCGCAGCGAGCACACTACAAGTACAGGCGGGGCTGCCGCCGGAGAACGCAATCAGCTGGAACGTATATATAGGGACCGACGAAGCATCAATGGTCCGTCAAAACGAATCGCCGCTCGGCACCGGTGAAATGTGGCGCCAGGACGGAGCGCCGGCGAGAGCGGGATCTGCGCCGGGCACGGGACAGGAACCGACGTACCTGAAACCGCTGCCCCGGGTCATCCAGAGGGGATGATGATCTCCAAGATCAGCAGCGCGGCTGCAAGCAAGGTCATCGGGCGCATGACGGGGCCCAGCGGCATGAACGCCGGCCTGGCGGCTCTCACGGCGCCGGACAGCCTCCTGGCGGCTCCCATCGAGGCGGCGCAGGTTCACGCCCAAAACGTGGCCGCGGATCTTACGGAACGCAGCAATACCATGCGCTATCCGGCAGTCCAGGTCTATTGCGAGAAAATCGTGAACGACTTGAGCGAGAAGTTCCGGAGCTTTTCGGGGAAAGTGCAGATGGCGATCGAGCTCCGCCATTCGCAAGACAAGCTGAACGGGCTGCAGGACGCGCTCGAACTCTATGCCGATTCGATTACGCAGATGTTAGATCGAGGGCGCGGCGATTGGGGAGACGGCATGTTTTACGCCGGAGGGTACGAGGTGGCGCTCGGCGCGGTGAAGCAAGGGGGCAAGAATTTCGTGCAAGCAGCGAAAGTCACATTTCAGATTGGAGTGAGCAGGAGTTGAAAATGAGCTCTTATATATCATCGAACGCGAACCGGTTCTACACGGCGCTCGAGAGCTCGTATGGAAGCGTCGGAGCGATCGCGGCGGCGAGCCGGATCCCGGCGTTAAAACTGACGATCAGCCACCAGCGGGAAACAGCGGACCGCAAGGACAAAACGGGAAGCAGAACATTTGCGGGCCTGCCGAGCGGAGGGCGGTGCCGCACGGATTTCGAGTTGCGAACGTATCTGACGAGCTGGCCGAAGGCGCAGGCCGGACCCGGCTATGGGCCGCTCTTTCAAGCGGCGCTAGGAGCGGCCCCCAGCCGGTTTAGCGGTGGTACGGTCGCCTCGACTACCAGCGGTGGCAGGCTGGGCTTCGCCAATGCCCACGGACTGAGCGTGGGTCAAGCAGTTTCCTCCGGCGGCGAGATCCGATTTGTCTCGGCGATTGTGGATGCCACGGCGGTGCAACTGAATGCGCCGTTCGCCACAGTGCCGGGCCCCGGTGCGACGCTGGGCGCGGCTGTCACGTATGGGCTGGCGACGGACCTGCCGAGCGTGAGCGTGTTCGACTACTGGAGCCCCGCCACGGCGGTCCACCGGCTGCTGTGCGGGGCGGCCGTCGATCAGATGGAGATCGCGATCAACGGCGACTATCACGAGTTCTATTTCAGCGGTCCGGCGCAAGATGTGTTGGACACCAGCAGTTTTTCTTCGGGAGCCGGCCAGCTGCAGAGTTTTCCTTCGGAGCCGGCACTGGACGCTTTCGATTATTCGATCGTGCCGGGAAATATGGGGCAGGCGTGGCTGGGTACGTCACCCTCTCAGTTCTTCACGATTACCAATGCGTCGGTGGTTTTGAAAAACGGGTTGGGCACGCGGGCGCGGGAGTTCGGGTCGAGCCTACCCCGCGCGATTTCGCCGGGGCCTCGCGTGGTCACGGCAGCGTTCGACCTGTACGGTCTCGATGACGACGCCACGAAGGGGTTGTACCAGGCGGCGCGGCAGCAGTCGCCGATTACCGTGATGTTTCAACTCGGCGAACTGGAGGGGCAGGTAATGGCCGTCCACCTCAAAAGCGTGATTCCGGAGGTGCCGGAATTCGATGACAGCGAGAACCGGCTGCAATGGCGATTCCGGGAATCCCGGGCTCAAGGGACAGTGGACGATGAGATCGCGGTAGCGTTCGGATGACGATGACTTATGAAAGCGTAACGTTAGTAGAATCGCGAATTACGCCGGGAGTGACGTTCACGGTCGCGAAGATGTCTTACGGACGGCGCATGGAGTTAATGCGGCAAATTCGCGAGCTCTCGCGGCGCATGGAATTTCTTGAAGCCGGCAAGGAGCCGGCGGACAAGATGGATGCGGCGCTTGTGGAAGCGGAAATTGGCCGGCTGTACGTGAGTTGGGGCCTCCGGGCCATTTCGGGATTAGTCGTGGACGGGGTGCAAGCGACTCCCGAGCTCCTGGCGGAGAGCGGCCCGGAGGATCTTTTTCGCGAGGCGCTGACGGCCGTCCAGTCGCAGGCCGGGCTGACCGAGGAAGAACGAAAAAACTAATCGTCGCCTTCCATTTTCAATTTTCAAACCAGGACGGTTGGAAGTGCGAGACGTGCCGGAAATCCGGCCTGGAGAGGAAGCGGCGGTGCGCCTGGCTGGGGCTTCGCGAAGA